CGATTACACTCGACACCTCACATGGAGTTGCTGACACCAAGTATGTCCACTTCGTTGCTGGTAACCCAGGCTGTGGGAAATCAACCTCTGTGGTTCCCATGTTCAGGCAGGCAGCCCTGATGTCTAAGATGGCTGTATATGAACCAGCCAGTATTGCCGAGGCTCTTGCCTTGACCAGTCTGATGAAACCAGACAGCCTGGTCGTACTCGACGACGTTTTCGATTTTGGGAGTCATGACCATCAACTCCAGTACATGCAGTTTTACAACACAGCGCCAGCCTTCACAAAGATCCTCATATTGTCGAATTACGGACCGGCCCGTACATGGCTGGAGTCCATGAAAGACACCATGTCCGACAGGCCCTATGTACCAGTCAAGCTCAATTTGCCGGGCCTGCATAGGCGGCTTGCATTTGTTCCCAACGAAGAAGGCCGCCTTCTTGTAGCCACAGTGGCCGGTGTTTTCACACGACCTGGTTTCGTGTACACAGCACCACAGCTGCTCGCAGACTGGGCTCGGTTCAATTTGGGCAGTGCTTACCCAACTAAGCTTGAGGGGATTCCGTCTGATTTCGGTTTCACCGCTGTTGAAGCTGACATGTGGTTTGAGACTCAGATCGCAGACAAGACGGCAATACTGGGCGCGCTGGCCAAGTGCTGCTCAGTCCGAATGGCAAATTTCATGCGTCGCCACGGCCTCTTGCAGGTTGATCCCGATTCAGTCGACGGCACCTTGCGACACCTCTTTTACAAGATAGCCCGTGAGATGCCTGACCCTAAGATGTATGTCAGGATTGCTGGGCAGACTTACTATTATGGCAATGGTCAGTATTACGTCGGTAATGATGACACCTGTCTGATGTACGATCCAAACGCCAAATTAGTGGCTGCCTCAAACGGCAGTTTCACTGTGACTGATGGACTCATGCAGTCTGTCTACAGGAAGGCCAACGACAGCCCAGAGGCCGCTCTTGGATTCTATTACCTCTCAATTGAACGTGACAGAGAGACCGCTCTCTGGCAAAAGTTGACTGTTCTCTACCCCATCAGCACACAAAGTTACCTTGCTAGGCTCAAAATGACAGCCTCGAGTGCTTCTATTCGATTCTATGCTTTGCTTGCGAAGAATCCGTTGCTCTCAGGTTTTGTTACGGCCTTGCTTGGGGCTAGTGCTTACTTCCTCTACACACATTTTTGGAAGGGCAGTGCAGTCGTCGAAACGCGTCCTCTTGATTATTACGGCCCTACCGATTGCAACCGTTGCTGGGATGGCGATGACGATTGTCCCATCATCTATTCAGCGGAATGTGCAGGCAGCTTGGCTGCAGTGCATAATTCCGGTCTGGACGCCTCCCATGCCAAGGGTAAGAACAAGTCCGGTAGAGGCTCAGGCGGAGCACGCAGGGCCAAATACTCGACATGGGTGAGCGTCAACGGCAAGCGCGTCCGTGATTATGATCTTGATGGCACCAAGGACGAAGCCGTGTTACACGACGCCCGCCTCCATCTTTCCAAGGGCGGGTTTACACTCGACAAACACAGTGAAGTTGCCAACATACGAGGCAGCGACTACAATGTTGGC